ATATAGGCAGAGCTGGTTTTGTTTCATAAAAAAGGGCAGGAGTAGCGAATTCCTGCCCGTGTACCGAAACTAGTTCGGGTCCTAAGGGTGGTCTTCAAACCACACCTTTATTTTTTATCTATCCTTCACAACTTGAACATTCTAAGATGTTTCTTGCAAATGATTGAGCAGAACTTTGGCTAAATTGGTAGTACAAAGTTTTTACTCCTTCTTCGTGTGCATATAGATATAATGTATTAATATCTTTAGCCGAAACCGATGGGTGTATCATTAAATTTAATGACTGTGATTGGTCGATGTATTTCTGTCTTTGTGCTGCTTGTAGAATAAGTTCCTTTGGCGAGATTTCAATAAATGATTTAAAAACAGCTTTAGTTGGAAAATCTAAATGTTGAACTGATCCGTCCTTCTTTAAGATACTTTCCCATACTTCTGGTGTATTTAAACCATATTTGTCAAGTTCTGCCTCTAAATGCGCATTTTTGAAAATAGTTTTCGACTTAGCCAAATCTTTAATAAAATAATTTGATTTGATCGGCTCAATACCCATACTAACTTGGCCATGGATAAATGAACTACTTTTAGTTGGTGCAATTGCAATTAATGTAGTGTTAGCAAAACCTTCTCTGATTGATCGGTAACCCAACTCATCATGAAGATATTTTGATGCTAGTTCGCTCTTTTCTTTTAAGGTTCTAAAGATTTCTGCATTTAACATTTTTGACTGTAAAGAATCAAATTCAATTAGCTTAGATTGGAATAATGAATGGTATCCAAGAACTCCTAATCCTAATGCTCTGTGTTGTTCAGCGAATCTGTGTGCTCTTGACATACCTGGCATGTTGTATGATTTCTTTACGAATTCGTCCATTACCGCATTTAAGAACATTGTATAAACTTCGATTGCGTCTGTATCTTTAAGTTCTTCCCAGTGTAAAAGATTAATAGATCCTAAACAACAAACAAAAGAATTAAAACTGTCGGTTGGTAATTGAATCTCAGAGCATAAATTACTAGCTGTGATTTCCAAACCTAATTCTTTGTATGGTGAATTGTTATTGGTATTATCTTTAAACATAATGTAAGGAAAACCAAATTCATTACGTCTTTGAATAACTTTAGCCCAGATTTTACGTTTGTCTGGATCTCCAGCTTTCATTTCAGCAATCCATGCATCAGTAACAGTAACTCCATATTGTAAATTTTGAATAGGATTTCCTTCTGTTCCAATATCTAAGAATTCTAAAATATCATTATGTTCAACTGGTAGCCATGCTGCGCATGCTCCTCTTCTTGCTTCAGATTGTTTGCAAACATCGACTGTAGTATCGTACATTCTAGCATAGTGGACTGGTCCATCTGCTGTTCCTCCTGTCGAAATCTTTGCTCCTCTTTCTCTAATATTTCCTAAATAAATGCTGGTTCCTCCACCATATTTAGACATCATTCCTATTTCTCTGCTTGCATTTAAAATACTATCTAATGTATCATCAACATTACTTCCGTAGCAGCTGATTGGTAGACCTTTGTCTTTTCCAAAGTTGATCCATACTGGAGTTGAAAGACTGTAAAATCCGCGAGCCATATAGTCCTCGAACTTTTTAGCAAATCCTTCAATTTTTAAATACTTTTCGGCTTTATTTGCAATATCTTTAATTCTCTGTTCCGGTGATTCTGTAATATAACCTCTTGACAAAAAGGTTCTACTATTCTCGTTTAGCCAATAGTATTTATTGTATTCCATTCCTTATTTAATTGTTTTTAAGTTTTAAAATAAATCATCTTCTGTGATGCTTTGGCTCTTCTTGTTATAATCAATTTGCTTCTTATAAAAGAAATCGCCTTCTTTTGTTGAAAGAATTTCAACGTCAAACCATAATGTCTTTTCGATTTCAGAGAAATCTACTTCGAATACTGGTTTCATACCAATTCTAGCTAGAGAATTGTTAAATCTGTTTTGAATAAAACTCTTAATAGTATCTTTTGTTAAGAAACTTAGTTCACCCTTTTCAAAGATCCAGTCTAAGATTTTACATTCAGCAATATAAGCTTTTTTACAAGCTGAATCAATTAATTGTTCGAATTCTTCGTCGAACCATTCTGGGTTTTCTTCTTTGATAATGTTAATAAGTTCAGAACCGAAATTACCATGAATTTCTTCTTCTTTTGAGGTAGCTTCAACGACATTTGAAATTCCTTTGAAAAGATTTTTCTCTTTATTAAAAGACATCATAATCAAAAATTGGCTAAAAAGGCTGACATGTTCAATGAATAGAGAGAATAAAAGCACCGATTTGGTATACATTTTATTGTCTTTACTTCTTGTACCGTCTAGATATTTAGACAAATAGGCTATTCTGTCCTTAATTGCTGGAATTTCAACGACATGCATGAATTCCTCTTCTAATCCTAAAATTCTTAAAAGTCTAGCGTATGCATCTTTGTGTCTTACTTCAGATTCGGCAAATGTCATTCCAACATCTCCAATTTCTGTAATTGGCATTCTTTTGTAAAGATCTGCCCAAAATGTTTTTACATTTACTTCGATTTGTGCGATCGCAAGCATAGATCTTTTAATAACCTCTCTTTCATCGTCCGATATTTTTGTTTTAAAATCATCAATGTCTGTTGTGAAATTAAACTCGGTGTCGATCCAGTATGAATGACGTATTGCATCCTTATATGCCAGAAGGGAAGGATATTCATAGGGAAGAATATTAACCCTTGGCATAAATATATTTTTATTCATAGTGTTATTAGTTTGAATTTTGTTAGAGGTATTATATATTTCTTTAACAGTCTAGATGCTTCTAGATTCTGCAAGTTTTTTATAATATTCTGACTTTTCGAATAGCTGGTAAGATGTAGACTTATACTGCTTTCGTTTGTTATATAGGTCAGTAAGAATTTGTTTTAACATCGAGTCTTCTTTGTTATAAACAACTCCATTCTCGCAAACAATTACATTTTTATCTTTTCTGCGTTCTTCGATTTTTGCAGCAGTTACCTTTTCAATATATGAATCCGGTGAGATATTAAACTGACGCATGATTGAAGGATATAGAGACGCAAAGTCAAATGCACTTACTCCAGCATAGAAACCAACTTTAGGTTCTTTAACAAATGCTCCAGCAAATTGTGTATCTTTTACACCATCATCTCTTTGCTCAGTACCTATTCTTAGTCCATCTTCTGCCATTTTTCTGGCGATTAAGGCTTCAGTTACAGCAACCGGAGAGGCTGCTTTATAAATTGGCATTCTAGTAATATTTGCCAATGTTAAAAGAACTTCCATTGATTTTAATTTCTGGTCAATGAAATAAACCAGCACTGAATCGACTACGTTATAATATACATACTTTTTAAAATCATCACGATACAAGTCTTGTAAACTTCCATTGTATTTGATTTTTCCAATACCAAGAACTTGTCCAGAAACATAATCAAGCGAGTTAGATTCTTTTACTTTTACAGTTCTATCGTACTTATCATAAAGTTGCATGTAATCTAGAATTCCCATGTGAAGAGGTCTAGAATCTGTTGAATCGAGTGCTTTGGTGATTGCTGATTCAGCGATATCGATTTGTAAATGTTTACAACGATTAACAATATATTGCCAGTCATAGTTAATAAAGTTCCAACCTGACATCATTGGGAATTTAGGCATGAATTTATACAGGAATGTATAAACCATATCATATTCTGTTTTGAACTTTATATATTGAAAAGTCCAGTTAACTCCAAATTGTTTAAAATAATCATTAGTATCTTTTTCAATCTGGGAGATTTGCTCAGCATCAAGGTCTTCTAAACCTAATACAATTGTTTTTCCGTTTGGCGTAATGATAGAGAATGTTAAGATACGAGATTTTGCTTCTTCTGCTCTTGGAAAACCATCAACGATTTCTGTTTCAATATCGACAAAATAAGTCTTTGGCATATTGTATGCATATATCTCTTCTTTGTCCTTTTCAGGGAGACTATCCATAAAATATACTAATGAAAATTTATTAAACTGACGAGAATTTTGTAATTTAACTGATCTTCCGTCCCAGTTTTTAACTTTGGTACTTAAATCTCTTTCTTTGGCGTCGCAAACTGCCCAGTTTTGGTATTGTGGAATTGGGTATCTTTTAAATGCTACTTCTCCGGCTGGATTGTAGTATGAAACCATTATTTCTTTATCTCGTTGCTCTATGTCTAATAACATTCAGTTTGTATTTATATGGTATTAATATCCTCTAGCTTGTCTTTGTTTATTCTCTTCTGCTTTTGCAAAATAATAATTGTAAGCTGTTTTTGCATCTAATCCAATTGAAGATGCATAGTTAATAAAGAAGTGTAGAATGTCTACCCATTCCATATACAATTCTTTCTTATCGTTTTCAGATAGGTCAGAGATTTTCATGTTCTCATATTTCTTATGAGCAGTTTTCCAGTATTTCCATACTGCATTTCCATCTCCATCTTTAATACCACCAAGAGCATCAGTCATCTCGTGAATTTCATCAACTACTGCATGTGTATTAACATGCCAAAAGTTCATAATATCGCGGATAGACATTTCATCAAAATTAAACCCATAAGTTTGTTGTTGCATGATTTTCTGATTCTCCATAATGTCAGCTAAATGTGTAGTTGACTTGTCATAGAAGTTAACAACTTCTAAATCTTTGCATTCGTTATCTATGTTTGCCATATCGTTTATTTGATTATTATATTAAAAGAGAGCGTTTTGTTCAAAGTTATTATTAAAAAAATAATCCATTAGAGAAGTGTCTGCTCTTGCAACTTTTCTTCGATTAATTAGATGTGGGTTACTTCTTAGTCGGTAATAAACTCCATATTGACAAAGTCCTACTTCGCAACCATAAGTTTTTAAATCGTCTTGTTCGTCTTGGAAAATCTTTTTGCCATTTACTTCGACATTATGGGTTGATTCATGTAGAGGAATATCTCCAATTAGGTCTTTATAGTTCTCTCTGAACCAAATTACTCTGTCGCCGTATGGAATATTACAATCTTCACCAAACATTAAGTCTAGTGTAAATCTAGCTCCTGGTCCTGGTACGCAGAATCTTTCGTCATGATTAATATTGATTCTTGGATTTACCGAATTAGACGTTGAGCAGTGATATCCGTAGTACTGTCCTACACCTTCTAGCGAGGACATAATTTCATACATCTCGCTTAAAGAGTTAACCTGGGCCATCCTTCCAGTGATTCCTCGAGGTATAAATGACGCTACCCATAATAAAATATTAATTTTATGAGCATCTCGTTCCTGGTTTCTAGTCTGAGCAACGTAAGTATTGGCTGCGCCAAATAAACTTGTACGTAATTCAGTACTACCGTAGATCGGCAAACCTAAAGAAACTGCGTCTTCTAAATTCTTGCGAATTTTATTTTCATATTCTCTGTCGACTAAAAGTCTTTCAAAGTCAATAAGAGCTGTTTTAGGATTTGGATCTCTTGTTAGAATTTGGTGAATTCCACGAGCTCCGTAAAAGTGAGAAATAATTGTATTGCAGATAATATTGTCCATTGAGATTGGAGCATATACAATATTCTCCATAATATATCTCATACGGTCATCTAGAGTAATTTGTGGATGGAAGTATTCTACTGTTTCTCCTAACGCATCGTCTCCATCGCTACTATAAGTATCAAGAACACCCATATTATAGAGAGCTCTTTCGTTAACTTTGTTAAAGAATCTACCGATATCTTTAACGACTTCCATATTTACCCTATCTCTCATTTTTAATTTTTATTTTGTGAACCAGCAATCGTAACCTGCTACGCTTTGAAATACGATTAATTCCTTAACGTGCTGTTTTGGATATAGAGCTGATAATCTTTCTAATGTAGGTTGAGCATATTGTTTAACTTTACCCATGTGTAATTCTACAAATAAGGCGTCTGGCTGGTATGCTTCTACAAATTCGATAATTTGATATTCTGCTCCTTCAATATCAATTTTAATAATATCTGGTTGATATTTCTTTAAGAGCTCGCTGATGTGAATGTTAATAACTTCATCATAGTCGGTAAATTTACTACGTTTCATAATAGAAACCGAGCAGTGTGCCTGTTGGCTATTACCTTTATAGATTCTAATAGAAGGTGCTGTACTATCCGATACTGCAGCATGAATTATAGTTGCTTTAGGCTCGTCTGCAAAACTTTCTGCCATTTTTTCGTAATTGCGAATATCGCATTCTACAGTATAAACTGCTTTGGCTCCTCCGTCAATTGCTACTTTAGTAAAACCTCCAACATTTCCACCTAAATCTAAACAAACTTTATCAGTAAAGTCTATTTCTGGTGTCATGTAATTGGTAATACAGTCAACGATCATGTTTTTATCAACTGATTCCGTTGCATTCAAATACTTAATGTATTTTCTCTTTAATTCTCTTTGTACTGGTGTTAACATATTCTGTTATTTTTCTACTAAGTTTGATACTATATGAACTATATCTAGTTCTGGATGCGCTTGTTTAATTACTGCCATTTGAACCTCATCATCTTCAAAGAATCTAACAACTTCAATTCCATCTTTTTTCAGATCAGAAATTGTCTGTGCTTTATGTTTTCCAGAAAAGATTCTAGCTTCTACAGTGTGGTCTCCTCTTTCTGCTAATGTCATTTGATTAAAGAAAACATTAGTGGAGATATTAAGTTCTGCTAGTTTTTCAAAAACGTAAGGTGCCTCTTCTTGGCATCTACCTGTTATGATAACATCATCACTCCATCTTGGTCTAATACCAAGGGAAACTACTCCATCAAAATCGTATGCGTATATTTTATGTGTCATTGGTTTAAATTTTAGCCATTTCCTGAATACTGACATGCTTGTAAATTAAAAAGATGGAGAATTGCTTCTCCATCTTAGTGTTTGTGAATTAAGCTTTAACTTGTTTAGCAGTAACCTTTGTTAGTTTGCGGTGAGCTAATGCTTCGCATTCTTGAACGGCATCTGTAAACATCATTTGCTGAGGTGGTGTTTTTTGAGTGAAAGCAGAAGGACCTCTTAAGGCTCCAACTATTCCCATTTCTCTTGCTACTCTTAAGTAACGAAGAGCGTCAATTACAACTCCTGCAGAGTTTGGAGAATCTTGTACTGAAAGTTGAGCATCAAAGATTACTGGTGCTCCACCAAATCCTTCAAGTTCTAAACGGAAGTTAGCAACTTTATTATCTCCATAATATGAGATATACTCAGAAGGACCAGCATGTAGGAATGAACCTTCGGTTGCGATTCCACGTATTTCGTTTTGAGCACGAATTACGTTTTCTTTAGAAATCTTTTTAGATTTCAAACGGGTTTTGTCTTCCATATTCAAGAAGTCAGTGTTACCACCAACGTTACGTTGAATGTGTGCTTTTACAACATGTCCTCTTTCGAATGCAAGTTCTTGTAACATTTGAGACAAGATAGAAGCACCAAATTGAGAACGCATATCATCACCAATTAATGGAATACCTGCGTCGATAAAACGTTTCTCCCATGCTGGATCAGATGCAATAAATACTGGAATACAGTTTACTAAAGAGATTCCAGTTTCTAGGCAGATTTCAGCCCAAAATTCTGTAGCATTTTGAGAACCTACCGGTAAGTAGTTAATCAATACTTCTACTTCATGCTCTTTTAATTGAGCAATAACTCTGTCTTTCCAAAGACGAGACTTTTTATCAGTCCAGTCAGTACGATTCATTTCTGTTGTATTTCTTAAATCTTCAGAAACTAAGAAACGATTTGCTTCTGGATATGCATCCATCAACAATGCGTAACCATCAATTACAGGGGCTTCATAAACTGGAGCTTTAGATGTAATTTTTTCAACAATGTTCCATGCTGAATTTGGTTTTTGCTTCAAGGCAACTCCTAGAGGTTGATTAACTTTACGTTCATCGATGTCGAATGCGCAGACAAATTCAATGTCTTTTGCAGTGTAACCGCCGATGTCGCTTCTCATCATACCGTCGATGTTGGCTTGATTTTCAGTGTAGAATTGTACTCCTTCTACTAGAGATTTGGCACAGTTTCCTGTTCCAATGATTGCAACTTTGATTTTACTCATGATTTTAGTAATTTGTTTAAGTTATACGTGATTTTTATTAAATGTTTCAAAATAGGCTAACTACTTTTGGTTTAGGTGTTGGTTTTTTCTTTTTTTCTCCAGTTTCAAAATCATATTGATAATATTCTCTTGAAAGATGGACTGAACCAGGCTTTTCCATATAAGTGTCGGCATAGTCTTTAGGACTTATGTTGAACCATTCGATAGGCCATTCGATTAATTCGAACCCGGCCTCACTTAGATATATACTCAGCTTTTTGTTGAAAATTCGACAGATTTCCAATCTTTTTTCTAATGAGCCATAAAATGGAGTTTTCTTGTAGAATCCAGTTTGTGGAATTCTTCTCTCTTCATGCTCGATTGGAAGTAATTGCATAACACTAATCTTTTCGATGTTTAATGTCTTTAGCTGATCGACATAGTTTTTAACTAGTTCTTCAGTTGCCTTTACTGGATCGGCTTGACGGCACAAATGATGTCTAATATCAATATTGCCAAAATAAGTTACCAAATGTTTGGTACCTTGTGGTACATAAGTACCAATTCCCTCTTTAAGGATTCCAAATAATGTTTTACCATCGTTTCTGGAAATATCAGCTCCGGGAATGTAAGCAGATACTGAATGGCTATCGCCTAGTACAAAGGTACCCTTGTTAAGGGTTAAATCAATAGTTTCTACTGACTTTGCCCTTGTTGACAGGAGTTCAACGTCTAACGCTTTCCAATTGTCTGTACATGAAGACATTCTACTTTGTGCAAATACACCGACGTCAGGCATTTGTCTATTAAGACAATATACTTCTCCTTTAAAATCAATAAATCTTTGGATTCTAGCGGCTGGTTCATCTCCTGCTCCGCCAAAAAGATTGTAACTACCTTGGAATTCCATCGGTAGGGCTACCATCCAAACGTCAAAATCATGAATGTTTCCGTCTTTTGTTAAGACAGTAACATCCAATCCTAGGCTTTTTAGTTGGGACATTAATAAATACGTCCATGCTGATTTGTGAGATTCTGGTCTAGAGCTGTAAGTAGTTACTACATCATCAATGGCAATTTTCTTGCCGACCAAATTATCTTTTACATCATAGATACTAATCATTTGCTTTTGTTTTATCGTTGATGTAGTTTTCTAATCCTTGGATATATGCAACTGCATCTAACAAGTTATCTTGCTTATGATTGTAACTTTCTCTAGAGAATTTTAAAGCAACTAATGCTTTAAACATGTGTTCTCCAGTTACTGGGAATCCGGTCATGCCTTGAAAAATTAAGGCTGCACGATCCATACCTTCTGAAAAAGGACCATAGTTGCGGTCTGCTTCTTCTGATCTGTGATTGACGATTTTGTCTGCTTCTTCTAAAATACTCATTTCTCGATATGTTTAGTAATTATATACGTTAGTTCAAAAAAGTTTCGAAATTATCGATATAAAATTACATAATCGCCAAAATGTTTATCGAAGATGTTGATTAGGTTTTCGTAGTCTGAGAATGTCAGCTCTACTCTAAGTTTTGATTTTTGCTCTTGAGACCAACCTAGTTGTTTAGCAAAATTCATGGCCATTCCCATTAAATAGAATGCGTTGCCTTCTGGTCCGTTAAGATCGATTTCGATTGGACCCTCTTTCTTTTCGTTGATTGATTTTATCATGTGCTAATTATTTATATGTAAATATAAACAATTTTCTTGACATAAAAAAATATTTAGTGAAGTAATTCAAAAAAACTTTTATCGATCTCATCTACCATTTCGGTAATCAATTGAGTTTCTCTGTTTTTTATAAGTAAATGTAGGAGTGTGGATATTAAAACAAGATCCTTGTCGTCTGTTTCTTTGGCTGAAATAATCGATGCAAACATGAAATTATTTACTAGGGATCGGCAAGTCATCAATTGACCTAGACATTCGCAAGATTCAATTGATTTAATAATTTTTGTTGCGGCCATACTTGACCAATTATTATCTTTTCCGGCATTTAGTAGTAAGAATTCCATTTGATAGTGTTACTGTACTTATACAGATTAATTGTCTAATGTTTTTAGTTTCTCAAACATGAATTGCTCAAACGTTTTAACCGGCTTTTCAGCATTTTTAGCCTCTTTCTCGCGTTGTTTGCGTCTTTTCTTTTGCTCTTCATATTCGTCTTCTGCCCAACCAGCTCCAGCAGGAACATCTCCAGAACCAACAGCTCCTTTAGCAAATGATGGGGGAAGTTTAATGTTTCCCATACCAGCTCCTGGCATCATTGTACTTTGAGGACCTCCAGTATTTACAGCAAATCCCATTGAAGCTTCTTTAACCTCTTCAGGTAGTCCTTCATGTGGAGTCTCTGCAAAATCTTTAAGTTGTAATACTGTCATAGAGTTTATTAAGTCCGCCACCTTGTCGCGATATTCATCTCCAACGTCAGAAAGTTGCATATACCCTTTTTTAACGGCGTATGCAACTCCCATAAGTCTTTGTTGTGTTTTGCTTGTAGCTGGCATCTTATAAATTATTTTGCGTCGATTGTTAAGAATACAGAACTTCTAATTTCGATATTGTTGCTACCGACTAGTTTATCATATTCTCCAACGACTGCAGTTTCTTTTCCAGATAGTAACGCATCGTTCATCATTCCATCTAGTTTTCTAGAGAATTTAGAACCATCAGCATCATCTGCAAAACCGATATTAATTACAAAATCACTTGGGATTCTAACTAATAGCTCTGATTTTCCAGGTGCATTGATACCTTCAACATCATCAACTACCCATAGTGTTTGACCAAGAGTAGCCATAATATAAACGATTGCTTCTTTGTCTTTAACTTGCTTCATTACCTCTTTCTCGATAATTTCTGCACCGTCTCTGTCTGCCCAGTAAGACCAAATTTCGTTAAGTTCTTCTAATGTTGCATCAGAATCTCCTTCGTATTTAATGCGTTCTACCTCTTTTTTAAATGCAAATGCAACTTTTCCTACGATACCTTTAGCACCGTAAATTCCAGTTAACTGGTACGCTTTTTCATTTATAAATTGTTCAAATAATTGTACGTGTTTCATAATTTCTGTTTTATATTATTACCAAGCGTAGTTTAAGTTATCAACTTTCTTTAGGTAATCTTGGATATTTTTAGCACGTTGTCTCATGCTACCTTCGTAGTAAGAACCACCATAACCGGCTGCAACTTCTTTTTCCTGATTAACCGCGTCTCCACAATATCTAGAATATTCATCTAAAAGATTTCTCATTAGGTTTGCAGCGTCATTCATTTTAACTTCTCTTCCTTTTGGATCTAAACCAACAATAAGTTCGTCATATCTTCCTTTTAAGCCTTTAGCGATGCCGTCTTTAATTTGATCTGCGATAGTATCAATTGCTTTTGATACAAGAGAATCTAATGGTAATTCAGCTGCTTTAGTAGCTAAAATTTCATTGTATCTTTTGATGTTTTCTGCTTTAAAATCTTTATCGTTTTGGAATGCAGTTGCTCCTCTTTTAGCATCAGCTCTTTGTGACTGTAATGCACTTGTAGAATATCTTGCTCTAAGAATATCTAAGTCTAAACAATAAGCTCTATCAGCAAGTTCAACAACTTGTTTTAGACTTGAGATTTTAGAACCATAGCTTGAATTTGCTGATGATTTTGAAACTCCTGCTGAATCATCTCTTTTAGTTACTTTTAAAGTTCTGCTTGATGCTTTTCCATATCTATTCCATTCAGCATTCATCCACTCATTATTACCATCAGTAATAGCCAATAGAGTATTTGCTGCAATTGTTCTAGTTGACCAATCGCTTTGAGAATATGGATTCTCTTTTTCGTTTGTTGTAAAATAGAAATAAACAGCGCTAGCTCTTTTTTCTTTTTTAGCTGTTTCTGGATCCATTTCGATAATATCAACATCTTGGATTTTATCCAATGCTAATTTCGACATGTTATAAAATGCTTTTGGAAGATCCTTTGGCATTTTTTCAGCGCCAACTAAAAGTCCTGCTAGCTTTGAAGATGCAAATGACTCGTTAAGTTGTCCACCATTTAAATTCTCAACAAATTCTGAGAATGATTCTACTAATCTATTCATTTCAAATGATATTTTATTTTGGGTTGTTTTAGTTTCTTTCTGTAATTGAGAATAAATCTTTAATCCTGCGCTAGATAGAGTAACTCCATCTTCGGATAGGTTAAAATAATGGTTGTTTCTTTTTAACCATCTTTTTTGGTCTTCCGAAACTTTTGTCAGAATTAAATTAAATTCTTCTTTGGTTAATTTACCATCCTTAATCGCTTCAATAACTTTATTCCTGGTTTTAGCATTTGTTGATGCTAATTTAGCAGGATGAAGTTCTGTATATTTTCTCTTTAGAGTAATTGCAGCTTCATTAAGGTTTTCGTTAATAAATTCGTTAAAATCCATTGTTATATTCTTGTTTTTATAGTCTATATATCGTTATTTCATTTTAAAACCTAACTTACCATTACCTGGGTTGGTAGATGATACATTCGGTGCTTCAAACGATAATTTAGCATTGGCGTCGCTGAATCCTTTTAGATAAAAATGGATGATGTCCTTTTTAAGGTCTACGTCCATGTACAATTGTTTAACATCTAATTTACCAACGATTGTTCTTAGAGTACTGATATACATATCACCAGCTCCAAGTTTACCATTCAACGCATCAATAAGTTCTAAACTTAATGAATAACTAAATAGACCAATATACTTTTTACCTTTGTCTAATTTGTCCCACTGTACTTTTTCAAATTTAGCAACTCCTCTTCCAGAAGATTGAACTAATGGTACAACGTATGTGCTAAAGAACTCTTCTTTTCCAAGTTCGTTCATTTTGGTTTGTATAAAACTTTCTAAAGATTTTTCATCTAATGATATGTTTCCAACTAAGCTCTTTAATATAGCAACAGTTGGAGTATTTATAAATTCAGCTCCTTTAAGATAACCATCAACCACTGAATTAGTTTCGACTATTTTGAATAAGTCATATAACTGAACTTCTGCAGTTTCAGTAAAATTTTCAGCTTTTAGATTTTTAATGATGTTAGTAAGGGTTGGTGCAGCTCCTGATTTGTATTTTGAAGATATACCATATCCATCTATATAAAAGTCAACTAATGGGTTATTTCCAGAAGGGAATGAAATTCCTTTTTCAGTTTTTACCATGTTTAATAATAGTGCTGCTCCTAAAACTTCACCAAAGTCTTTACCAATCGTATTTAAATCTGCTGCTCCAAGAGCATCAATTGCCTCTCTAACATTTTCATCGTAACCGATAGTTTCTGCAAATGCAGAAAGAGCTAAAGGGTCATTAAAGAAATTAGTTGGCTTATGCGTTGAAACCAAATCATAGAGTTCAGTTAAGAAACTTTGCATGAAAAGATTAGAACTATATTTGCTATTAATTGCACCTTTAACACTACTTGCTAATGATGAACTATTCATATCAATATCTTGTGGTAACTTAAGAGAAGTTGGTGTCAGTTCTTTAGATTTAATTGAACCTTTTGGAGGATTGTTATCAACAAATTTAATAACATCTCCTTTAGAAGCTTTTATTGAATCTACATCTTCTCCAAACGTTACAATAAATGTTGTGAATTTTCCGGAGTTAGAACCATTTGAATATTCTCCTGGTCCAGCTGTTATAATATCGAAATTTGTCGCTCCAACTTTATTTAAAGCATCTGATATTAATTGTAAAGCTTTTTTAGAATCTCCACCTAAATCAAATCTAAGATCCTTTCCTCCATTCTTTGTATTGATTCTACCACTTCCTAATATTTTTTCCATGGCAGGAAGCACAGTTCCTTCAATTGTTCTTGCAGCTTCATTTAATGTTAAATCCATTGCTAATTGAAATCTTGCTCTAATATCTCCGTAAGTTTGCGCCATTATATCTTATTTATAAATTGTTCGAAGGTTAGTATCTCTAAATCTTGATTTGTTTCATTTGACTCATTTGCCATAGAATAATCTAATTTATCTTTTAGTGTAAGAAACATTGAGTGCATTGATCTTGGAGTCATTTTATCAAACTCTTTAGAGTTACCATCGATCAACGCCTGTCTTACCTTTGTTGCTGATATATCATCATCACCTCTTTGGATTTCGTACAACCCAAATTCAGGAAGTACACCCAGATCTTCACGATATTTGTCATTGTTAACCATATATCCGTATGCCTTCATTCTGTCAGTACCGGTTCCCCAAAGTACTGGTTCAAAATTTGGCCTTAGCTCATTAAACATTACGTCAATGGCTGCAGATGGTACAACGATTACTTGCTTTAGGAATTTGTATTCAGATTGAACGTTGTTAAACATTTCAATTTGTGTTTCAACATCGTAAGGACGTTTAACAGCATCTTCTTTTTTAGAAGTTTTTGATTTAACTAAAAATACAATAACTGGATAGCCATTTTGTTTGTTAAGAGTTTCTAAAACTTTAACATGTCCTAAGGTAAATGGTTGGAACCTTCCAACAAAAATATTAACCTTCTCTTTACCTTGCTCTGGATAATCTATCTTAAGAGCTTCTGTAATTTTTTGGCTATTTGCTACTTTGTCGTGGACAATATAATTTTTAAAATCATGAACGTGATTTTCATCTGTAGATTCTACAAATATCTTCTGTTCGATTTTGTCGATAATTTCATTAATTTGAGTAAACACTAAACCGGTGATGATTGATGTTTCTTTAGTTCTTTTCTTTCTTAGGCTACCTAAGATGATTTTGTAAAGTTCTGCCAAAACTGGGTTTTCTAAATATTTAAGAGTAGTTTCATTCTTAATATAATTAGTGTTTAATTGGAATGATTCAACTGTTGAAAAGTTAGCTGAATCGAATTTAGCTCCTACATATTTAAATGCATTTTGATTTAAATATTGATTGTAGATTGCTGAAACTAGTTCAACGTATCTTAGTTCAGAATTCTCTTCAGTAAGTTCGATTTCATCGAAATCAAAACCATTTAAGAATTCTAATAAGTCTACAATTGTGATTTGGTACATGTGACTTGCTTCTCTTTCCTCTTTTGTTTCAATATCTCTATCAAAGGCTTCTAATTTAAAAGTTTTGATTTTAGTACTATCAACAAAAGAAACGATTAGTCCGTCAATTTCTTTGTCTAGATTATTATTAAGAGCAGATTTTGCAAGAGAAGAGTCAAATGCATGATATGCATCTCTGGTAAAAGATTTAGCAGCAAACTGTTGTTTGTACTGCGAATCGCTTAAAGATAATAAGTCTAATAATTTAGTTTTTTGTTCTGCACTCAACATACCGTCAAATAGAACTGGTGGAGCTTGTACTCCGAATGTGGTTGCCCATTTACCTAAAACTTGAGAATCAGTAATGATTTTTCTAGCTTTACCATTCTCTCCAAGGGCTTGGATGTGAGTAAGTACTAAGTAGTTTAATGGAAGAGTATCGTATTCAATTGATGCTACTCCGTCTTCTGGCATGTAGTCAAAACCGAATTTCCAGTCAATTGGCATACTTTGCTTAGTTTCTGGTGAGAGACTTTGAAAATATTTAATTGCTGTTTCATATAAAGATACTAAAGTTCTATCAATAACGCTAAGCTCGTCGCTTGATCCGTTCTTAAAGAATTCAAATCCATTCAAACCTCTTCTAACGAATAGCGAAGGTGCAGCTATCTTTTCAGTAACTACAATTTTATTATTTAGCATATCATTAAATTCGT